ACGCTGTGGGAGGAGAAACACGAAGTCGTCGCCGACGCGCACGCGCTGTGGAATCGCTGCGAGCCGTTCGCGGCCGAGGTGCCGGAGGGCGCCTGTCTGCTCACCGCCGGCGTCGACGTCCAGGCCGACCGCATCGAGCTGGAGATCGCGAGCTGGGGCAGGGATGAGGAGTCGTGGTCGGTCGCCTATCACGTCATCCCCGGCGACATCCTGCGCAACGAAGTGTGGGCGGCGCTGGACGAAATCCTGCTGTCGATTTACACGCATGAGAACGGGCAGCAGCTGCGGGTCCAGGCGGCGTGCATCGATTCGGGCTACAAGGACGCCACCGTGCTGCGCTTCACCCGCGACCGTTACAACCGGCGCGTCTTCGCGACCAAGGGGCGGTCCGGCGACGGGACGATCTGGCCACACAAACCCAGCCGCAAGAACCAGACGCCGTTCTTCATGATCGGCGTCAACGCCGCGAAGGACGCGATCCACGATCGCTTGAAGGTAAAAGAGACCGGCGCCAGCTTCTGTCACTTCCCGCTGGGGCGGGACCTCGAGTACTTCGAGCAGTTGACTGCGGAGAAGAAGTTCATCCGATATCACAACGGCTTCGCGAAGCACGAATGGCGCAAGGCGGATGGGGCCCGCAATGAAGCGCTGGACTGTCGGGTTTACGCCTATGCGGCACTGAAGTCCCTGGGGCTTTCCGGAGCGCAGTTGAATCTGTTCTGCGACCGCTTCGCGAAGCACGGCCGGCGAATCACCAGCGCGCCGCCGCCGAAGGCACCGCAAGAGCAAAGCGCGGAGCAGCCGCAGCCGGCGCCGCGGAGGGACTCGGGCGCCAACGCGCGGAATCCATTTCTCAACGGGCCGGGTGGTCACTTCCTGGGCGGCCGCCCCAACTGGTTCGGGCGGTAAATGACATGGCCATCGCACTCGCAGACCTGCAGGCACAGCGCGACCAGCTGACATGGATGATCGGTCGCGGCGTGCTGAAGATGACCGTCGACGGACAGCATGTCGAGTACGCCTCCACGGACGCGCTCTTGAAGGCCAGAGCGGCTCTCGACGCAGAGATTGCGAATTTGCAGCCGAACGCCACGCCCAGTTTCTCGCTTGGCCAGTACTCGAAGGACGGCCGCGGCAACTGGCCACGCGACTAACCCTATGAATTTCATCGACCGGGCAATCGGGTGGGTATCGCCGGCGGCGGCGTTGCGGCGTGTGCAATATCGGCGCGCGCTCCAGGTTGCCGAGGCGTTCTCCTATGACGGTGCGATGCGGGGGCGCCGGACCGGCGGCTGGATCACGTCGAATTCGGATGCCAACCGGGAGACCTTCGGCTCCATGGTCTGGTTGCGCGATCGCGCCCGCGACCTGGCCCGCAACAATCCCTACGCCACCAAGGCTCTGTCGGAGCTCGTCGGTGCCCAGATCGGGACGGGCATTATTCCGCGCGCCAACACCGGCGACGATAAGCTCAACGTCCTGATCGATCAGAAGTTCGAGCGCTGGGCCACGGATTGCGATGCCGATGGCCAGTTCGATTTCTTCGGGATCCAGTGGCAGGTGGCACGGGCCGTGGCAGAGAGCGGGGAGTGCATCATCCGGTTCCGGCCACGGCGGCCGGGCGATGGAATCGATGTTCCGTTCCAGCTCCAGGTGCTGGAGCCGGACTACCTCGATCACAACAAGACTCTGTCTCTCGACACCGGCACGATCATCGAAGGCGTCCAGTTTGACAAGATTGGGCGGCGCGTCGCGTATTGGATGTTCGGAAATCACCCGGGCTGCCTGACCCTGACGAATTGGCAGGCTGGGTTTATCTCCAAGCCCATTCCCGCCGAGTCGGTGCTCCACGTATATAAAAAGGACCGGCCCGGTCAAGTCCGAGGCGTGACGTGGCTGGCGCCGGTGATCCTGAAGCTCCGCGACCTCGACGAATACGAGGACGCCGAGTTGGTCCGAAAAAAGATCGAGGCCTGCTTCGCCGCGTTTGTCATCTCGCCGGACGGCTCGATGATGAACCTGACGGAAACGAGCACGGACCCCATCACCAACCTGCCGACGGAGTTCTTGGAGCCGGGCGTCATCAAGCGCCTGCGGCCTGGCGAGGACGTGAAGTTCGGGGCGCCGGCCAACAGCGCGGGCTACCGGGATTATCGGGCGACGCAGTTGGGCTCGGTGGCCGCCGGCTTGACTCTGCCTTACGAACTGCTGACCGGCGACATGAGCGCCGTCAATTATTCCTCGTTTCGCGGCGGCATGCTGGGGTTCCGCAACACCATCGAGGCCTATCGCTGGCTGTGCCTGGTTCCGCAGCTGCTGCTACCGGTCTGGAAGAGGTTCATCGACATTGCCTTCATCGCTGGCGAGATCCCAGAGCAAAACTATGGCGTTCGATTCACTCCGCCCAAGTTTGAATCGGTGGATCCGCTCAAAGATGCAATGGCCGAGAAGGTATCCCTCCGTACCGGGGCGCTCACCTGGCCGGAGATGGTGGCGAGTCATGGCCAGGATCCCGACGGCCAGTTGAGAGAGCTCATCGCCTGGAACAAGAAGTTCGACGACGGCGGCGTGATCCTGGACGGCGACCCGCGGCGGACCAGCGATCGCGGCCAGATCAATGTGCCAACCAAAACACAAAGCCCAGAACTGGAGAAAGACAACAAGTCGTAAGGGGCATTTCCGAAGTCCTGCGGTAGCTGGCACACAAACGCGTCACACCCCCGCCGCCCCCTCTTCTTTTGCGGACTCGGCGAATTCAACTTAGCGATCAGGAGGGTCCACATTCATGGAAGACACCACTACTGCGGCCGAATTGACTGGCGCCCCCTTGGGGCCACCGGCCCACACGCAGGTCGAGACATTTTCTGCTTCCTTCGCTCCCGACACCTGGGACGACGGAGATTCCACGGTCGACTGCGTCTTCTACAGCGGTGCGATAGTACCGCGGGTCGATTTCTGGACCGGAGAGCCCTACGACTTGGTGCTCAGCCTCGATCCCGGTGCCATCCGGATGGACCGGCTGAACAACGGCGCGCCGGTCGTCGACAACCACAATACCTTCGGCAGCATTCGCGATCAGTTGGGCGTCGTGAAGCCCGGCACCGCGCGGGTCGAGAAGGGTAAGGCGGTCGCAACCCTGCAGTTCAGCCAGCGCGATGAGCTGGCCCCGCTGCGCGCTGACATCAAAGCTGGCATCGTCCGCAACGTCTCGGTCGGGGCTCAGATTGTGACCAAGAACGAGACGACGCCGAAGGGCCAGGACCGTAAACAATTCACGGCGATCGATTGGGAGCCTTACGAAATCTCGCTCACCATGGTGCCCGCCGACGCTGGCGCCGTGCTGATGAGCGCCGCGGCCGCAAGGCCGCAGAACGAAGTCGTTGAAGCCACGGCATCCGCTGCGGCAGCGACGCGGGCAATCAGCCCAAAGGAGCAAAAGCCGATGGAGAATGCAACCATCACTGCGGGCGCCGGTGCCCGCTCGGAAGAGTCCGCGGCGGTCGTACAGGCGGTGGCACTGCCGGCCGTGGATGAACAGAAACTGCGGGACGAGGCCGTTCAGGCGGAGCGCTTGCGGGTCGTCAAGATCCGCGAGATGACGCTGCCGTTCCAAACCCAGCTTGGCGAGCGGTTCAGTTTCGAACTGATCGACAGTGGCGCTTCCAGCGAAAACGCGGGCATCCGCATCCTCGAGCGCCTGGCGGCCCTCGGGAAGGCCGAGCCGCCGACGGATCCGAATCAGCCCGGCAACGCCACCGTCACCCGTGACGCGGCCGACACCATGCGCGAGAGCATGGCGGCGTACCTGCTTTACCGCGACAATCCATCCTCGGTAAAGCTCGAAGAGGGCAAGGGCCGCGAGTATGTGGGCATGCGGCTCAGCGAGTTGGCGCGCGAGTGCTTGGAGGTAAAGGGCGTCCGGACTCGGGGCATGAATCCCGACCGGATCGCACTGAGCGCGCTGACCACGACCGACTTCCCGGCGATTCTCGCCAACGTCGCCAACAAGACCCTGCGCGAAGGATACCTGGCGGCGCCTCGAACGTTCACCCAATTCTGCCGCCAGGTTTCGGCGGTGGACTTCAAGCCTGTCAACCGCGTTCAAATGTCCGACCTGCAGGCCCTGCAGCCGCTCAACGAGTCGGGTGAATACCACCGCGCTCCGTTGAGCGATTCCGTGCAGACCTACTCGCTCGCCACCTTCGGCGAGGTCGTGGCCATCACCCGCAAAGTGATCATCAACGACGATCTGCAGGCCATGACCCGGATTCCGTTCCAGCTCGGCGTGGCTGCGGCGCGCCTCGAGTCCGACACCGTGTGGGCCGTGATCACCGGCAACCAGGTCATGATCGAGGACGGCAACGTCCTGTTCTTCGCCGCCCACAACAACCTGTTCACCGGCGCCGGGTCTGCGCTCTCGCTGACTTCCCTGGCCACTGCGCGGTCCAAGTTCCGGCTGCAGAAGGGCCCCAAGGGCACCTACCTCAACCTGGAGCCCACCTTCCTGATCGTTCCGACGGCGCTCGAAACGGCCGCCCTGCAGTTGATCGCGCCCATCAACCTGGTCGCGACCACCTCGGTCTCGAACGTGATTCCGGAGTGGATTCGCACCTTGAATCCGGTCGTGGAACCGCGTCTCGATGCCGCATCGAGCACGGCCTGGTATCTGGCCGCCAAGCCCACGATGATCGACACGATCGAGTTCTGCTACCTCGAGGGTCAGGACGGCGTGTACATCGAAACCCGTCAGGGCTTCGACGTGGACGGCTTCGAAATCAAGGCTCGTTTGGACTTCGCATCCGCCGCGATCGATTTCCGCGGCCTGCAAAAGAACGCCGGCGTTTAGGGGCGGGCTAACAAGCAACCGGGCCGCCCCTCGCCGGACGGCCCACAGACATTCCAAGGAGACAGAGGATGAACAACTACATTCACAAGGGATGGTCCCTTACCCTCGTCCCGCCCTATTCCGGTGTCGGCGGGGGCGGAATGAAATCCGGAAACCTGTTCGGCGTCGCGGCCGGCACATTCACGGTAGGCGTGGCCGCGCAGTTCGATGTCGTCGGCGTGTTCGCGCTGGTCAAGGACGCGAGCACGTTCTCCCAGGGCGACCTGGTCTATTGGGACGACGTGAACAAGGTCGCCACCAGCACGGTCGGTGCCAATTTGCTCATCGGCGCCGCCGAGCTCGCTGCGCTCACCGGCGATGCCACGGTCCAGGTGCGCCTGTTTGGCGTGCCCGGCTTCAGCGGCCAGGTGAACGGCGTCAAGGTCGCCCACATGCTGTACAACTTCGCCGTTGACGGCGGAGCAAGCTGCACGCCGGCGAACAGCGACACGATCCCGAAGGATGCGGTTGTCTTCGGCGGCGTCGCCAACTCGACGGCCGCTGTGACCGCTGCCGGCGCGGCGACCGTGGCGATTGGCACTTCGGCTGGCTCGGCGGGTAACTCCGTTCTTACGGCCACCGGTAAGGCGTCTCTCAGCCTTGACGCCGTCCTAGCCGTGACTGCCGCGGCCACCCCGTTCAAGATGAGCGCGGCTGGCCAGCTCGCCATCACCGTCGCCACCGGACCCCTGACCGCCGGCGTGATCGAGGCGTGGGTGCTCTACGCCGTCGCTTCCAACGACTAACCGCCAACCACCTGAATCAAGGGGCCGGGTCTGCGCCAGCCCCCATCGAAGGAATCATGCCCGGTTACAAATACCCCGATCTCGTCCCTGACATGGAGCTGGCCGCCGTGGTGGATGCCGCCCTGTCACGCCTGACGACAGCAACGACCTGGCCTATGCGACCCGGTCGCTGTGGGTCGGTGGCGCCGGCAACGTCAAGCTGATGCCGGTGAAGGCGTCGGCTCCCGTCACGTATTGCGGCATTCCGGCCGGGACCCGGCTCATGGTCAGCGCGTCGCGCGTTTACGCGACCGGCACGACCGCCACCAACATTCTCGCCGAGTACTGACAGATGAGCAGCTTCGTCACGCCCCAGGACACGCTCGCCCAATCCTGGCTGCAGGCCCTGCGGTCTCAGATCGCGGCCTGGGGGCAGCCGGTGCTGTATCAACCGGGCGGCCCGGCGGCGGCACCGCAGACAGTGCTGGGCATCTGGCGCGACAGCACGGAGATTCAACAGGCGGCGAGTGGCATGTTTGGCACCTTGCTGGTCTGCCTGCCGGACTTGCCCTTCGATCCGGCGAAGGGCGATCTGATCACCAAGGACGGCCACGTTTACCAAGTCGCCGACGCCTCCGTCGACGGCCGCGGCCGCGCGCGGCTTTATTTCAGGTCCATCGAATGATTCAGACGCGGATCACATTCAACGGCTCCAAGGTGCGTCTCGGCCCCGGCATCGGGTTCAAGAAGTACCAGATGCTCACGCTCGGCCAATACGCCCTGGACACCATCAAGGCGCGCGTGACGAAGGGCATACGCTCCGACGACGCGCCGATGAAGCCACTGACGGATCGCTACAGGACCTTTAAGGAACTCATCGGCCTGCAGCCGATTCGGGATCTGCACGGTCCGGGCAAGACCACTTACATGGCTCGGACCTACGTCAAAGACGCGGCACAGCATTTTGGCGGCAAGGTCAGGGGCTGGAGGAATGGCCTGGTCAATCCTTTTGCGTTTAACGCCCGGAACAGACTGCCGCATGCCGGTGGACGCCCCTACATCACGACCCAGAAGGACATCCGCTTCCGGAGCGCCGGCGGCGGGGCGCACATGCTCGACAACTTCACCGTGCGCTATGCCGATGAGCTGGTCGTCCGCATGGACATCACGGCACAGTGGGCGCGCGACCGCGCTCGCGGCAACGAGATGCGTGCTCCGTGGTTTGGCATGTCGCCGAACGACGTCCGTGCCATTGCGCTTTATGCGCAGAGTCTTTTTCACGCCAACGTGACCGATCTGGCCGTGCGGCTCAAGGTCCAGAGCGGGCCGGCGGTCTGGATGAGCCCACTGGGGTCGCAGGACGAGATGTTGCGAAAGGTCGCCTGATGCCTTCAACGAGGAAACTCGCCCGCGAGACGCTCCTGGCCGTGCTCGCGGACCCAGACACCGGCTTCAATGCGAACCTGGCCATCGTCGGGGCGGCCGATGGGATCGACAGCATCTTTCAGATTGACTGGACGACCGGCTCCGCCAACTTCTTCCAGGGCAACATCGCGCCGGATCAGATTGTCTCGGCCGACCTGATCCCCGACGAGGCCGGCGTGTCCGTGGCTCTCTACACGAGCGTCTCCCAGACCAACTCGGGCGATGAGCGGCAAAAGCCTTCGATCTTCTCCGGTAAGATTCTGCTCCACGTCGACTTCTATCTTCGGCGGCGCACGCTGCACATACTGCGCCAGGGCGACTCATTGCCGCCCGACGTGACCGGCGACATGGAGATCCTTCCCGATGCGATCGAGGACGCGTTTTTGACGACGGTGATGGCTCCCAATGTCGATTGGTTTCCGGTGAGCTTCAACGGTGACTTTCAGTGCTCGCGAGAGCCGTTCTTGTTCATGGGTGACGGCTGGCAAGCTCGAATTCCCTTTCAGCTGATGTGCGAGGTGCATGTATGACGTTTCGCTTTCTGGGCTCCGAGTCACTGGTCGGTGATTCGATCCGGCTCAATCGTTTCGGCCAGTCTGTAGAACTCACCGAGCCGCAGGCGGCCAACGCCATCCTGGGCGGCTGCCCGCTGGTCGACGATGAGACGTTCTGCCAGATCGGATTCGCCAAGGAGGACCTGAAGAAGTTCGCTTCCTCCGGATCGCACGGGCGGGCATCGGTCGAGTTTTTGGAGAAGAAGAAGGCTGCCCTCCTCACGGCTCACGCGCTGCGCGAGCGGTTGGAGAGCGGCGAGACGTTGACGGCTGCAGAGCCGAAGGGAGAATAACCGATGTCCAACTTTTCAAACACGCGGATGCAGCGGCTCTACGTCCAGCCGGAAGCGACGTGGGCCGTCATTCCAAACACCGGGGGCACAGCGACGCTGGCCGGCTCGAACTGCTGCCGCATGTCGTCGCTGGTCATCAACCAGACACAGCAGGAAATCGTCCGTTCCGATAAGACGGGTTCCCTGGGTCTGACGATGGGGCTACTGGGTCGGCGTGCGGCAACCTGGAGCGCCAAGATGTCCCTGGCGCCCAACGGCGCGGCCGGCGTGAAGCCGGACATGGACCCGTTCCTGGCGGCGATCATGGGAAAGCTCGCCGTCGTGAACACGGGCGTCTCCGTGGTCTATGGGCTGGACGACAACAGTCCGAGTGTGACGATCTGGGACTTCAATACGCCCGGAACCATCACGCAGCGTTGTGCATTGGGCGCGGTCGCCAGCAAAGCCAAGTTCGATATCGGCGTCGATGAGCCCCAGGTGGAGTTCAGCGGGCCAGCCGAGGCCATCCTGGACACGGACGTCTACGCGACGGCGGACACCGTCAGTAAGGGCGGCCTGACCCAAGCCAGCTTTCCGACAGAGCCAACGACGCCCGTGACGAATGGCGTTGCTCCGCCCGGATTCACCGGAGTCATCACGCTCGACGGACAGGCCTATGCGACGTTCCGGACCGGCTCGATCTCGGCCGACGTGGACCGCGAGTTGCCGATGGACGGCTTCAATTCCTACTACGGGCTGGCCCCAGCGGCCGGCCTGCGCAACGTCGCTGCGGACTGGTCGATGTATGACGACGACTCCGCGGTCCTTTCCGCCCTCAAGGTGAAGGCCTATGCCGGAACTCCGGTCAACCTGACTTTCCAGATCGGCACAGTTGCCGGCTCGATCTGGGTCTTCTTGCTCAAAAACGTGCTTCTGCCGAAGCCGCAGTACGACCTGAGCGGCAAGCGCCGCTTCGTGACATTCAACGGGGCGCGCACCCACGACACGACCATCGGCGCAAAGGACGCCTTCCAGATCACGGTACAATAGCCATGAATATCAAGCCCACGTTTACCCAAGACTCCCAGATCAGCCCCGGAGTCCGTTTCACCATGCGGGTGCTCAACCAGATCACGCGCGCCGAGCGCGATGCGGATCTGGTGGAAGCCCGCGCGAGCATCGCGGAGCTCGCCGCCGAGATGCAGCGGCTGCCCGATCCGGATGAACCGATCCGGCGCATTGAGGCAGCCGCGAAGGCGGAGGGGCGCGAGGCCACTCCCGAGGAGCAGGCTCAGATTCGGGCCATCGAGTCCAAGCCCGAGACGATTGGGCAGCGGGTGGCCCGCAACAAGCTCGACCACCGCATTGGCCTGATCATCAATCGCGAGCTGAAGCCGGCCTATATCCGGGCGAGCCTGGTGTCCATCGAGGGCTTCGAAGTGGAGGGTAAGCCCGCGGCCAAGCCCTGGGAAAGCCTGATCCGCAACGCGCCGGATGAACTGATCGACGAACTCTATCTCGCCGCGAACCTCAACTCTGGCCTGACCTCGGAGCAGGAAAAAAACTCGCAGTCGCCCTCGCCTTCACCCGCAGCGGAGGATGGGGGCAGGAGCAGTACGACTGTCAACTCTGCCGCGAGCGCTCCCACCACATAGAGCGCAACTGCCGGAAGCACTTTCCGGACGATGTGGACCGCAATGCGCAGGGGCGCTATGAGCCCCGGCGCGAGTGGTGGTTTCCCGAGTACCGCTGGGGCGACCTGCAATTCCGGCTGGACGACATCTCCTCTGCCGAGTGCCCAGTGTCTCTGATCACCCCGCGCAGCATGTGGCTGGTCCAATTGCTCTGCTCCCAGAGCCGGGTGAAGGAGGCCACCGGCGCGGCGCTGTTTGGGCCCCACTCTGGACGCTGGCCCGCGTGGTGGTTCGACGCCGTGGACATCTTCCAGCGCATCGCCGGCATGGAGAAGGAAGCCGCAGATCGAGAAAGCGAAAGTCGGCGGCGATAATGTAACAGCATGATCTTGGGCTCATTGCGCTGCTTCCAGTTTCCGATCAAGGCTAAGGGCCCTCCGCCCACTTGACCTGTTCCCGAAGTGCCACATTCCACCCAGAATCTGCTCGGGGGGCTGATGACTCTGGTGACAAGGTCTATTTTGAGCTTTGTGATTGGATTTGCAGCGCAACAGGATTCGAATTTCCGCGCCGGAAGCAAGAGTTGCTACCCCACATCGGTAGGCGCAACGAGGCTGTTGAATCGGGTTCAATGGCTGGCAGCCAAGAAGAAACCCACCCTCGGATCTTGTCCGCTGGCTCAGCTGACAGACCTTCCACACCA